AATTATCTTGCATATAGTATATAAAAGAGATAGTTGCAAAATGGGGATAACCCCCACATAATAACACAAACACGAAAGGATATACATGAAAGATATATTAAAAAAAGATAAAGCTTATATTCTAATAATAGCACTATTACAGTTATTAGATTTCACAACAACATACATAGGAATAACATATATTGGATTAGTAGAAGCTAATCCTTTAGCTGAGATATTTGTTAATAAAGGTGCTCTATTTCTCTTTATATTCAAAGTTTTAGCAACCTTTATAGTAATAGCACTATCTATGGGTCAAACAAGGCGCTACAAGGCTTATATAGCCCTTTTCAGTATAGTAGTGATAAACAATACCTACCACATACTAACAGGGCTACAATCAGGCTTCTAAGCCTTATTTACAGGGGGATGAAAAGTCCCCCTGTATCTCTTGGTAATACGCAAATAACTCTTCACCAAAACAATAGACAAAACTACTAAAGAAAGGATAATAGTCTAATGCAAACTACCTTAAACAATAATCAAACAAGGAGAAAGTTACGATATGATTTAAGATATTTCCTACATGAAAACAGTAATATAAAAAGAATAAGAAACTGCGGAGCGTTTTCATTCGGTCATCCCAATTTTAGATTAGGCGGAACTAAATCTCAACCTCATGCTACAGTAGCAGGTCTTGAAACCTGTAGCTCTGTATGGTCTTGCCCTGTATGCTCTGCCAAAATATCAACTTATAGAAAAGCAGAACTATCACAAATAATAAATCATTGGGATAAAGAAATGCTATTTATAACATTTACTATAAGACATAACTCAACCCAATCACTAAAAGAAATATGGGAAGCAATGACTAAAGCCTGGACTATCTTTACAAGTGGCAAAGGATATCTACTACTAAAAGAAGGCTATGGTATAAAGCACTATATAAAAAGCACTGAAATAACATATAGCGAAAAGAACGGTTGGCACTTACACTTACATACTGTTTTCTTTATGGAAACAAAAATAAAGAATAAACCACAATTTAAGAAAAAGATATTTACCAGGTGGAATAATGCACTTTCAAAATCCAATTTTGATTGTACTTTAATCAACGGTGTAGATGTAGTAGATGTATATAAGAACAGCGGTTTAGGTAGCTACATGGCTAAACTCTCAGATGATATAGCTTATGAAATAAACGGCTCTCACAACAAAATTGGTAAAGGTAAATCAATGACTATGCTTACTGTACTTAACCAATTAGTAGAAATAAAAAAACAAAATAAAGAATACTATAGAGATCAAGAATATAATAAACTAATTAAAGTATGGCATGAATACGAGATTGTTAGTAAAGGTAAAAGACAAATTACTTTTTCTAAAGGTCTAAAGAAATTAGCTAATATACAAGAAGATTATTCAGACGAAGAAATTATGGAACTACAAATGCTATTCGGAAAATTAGCATTCTTAACAAATGCAAAAGATTACTATGATATGTATCGTAAAAAGATGATACCTGGTATTTTAACTTCAATGGAAAATAATGGCATATTGCATACTACCATGGCACTATTAGAATTAGGGTACGGTATTACTAATATAGATTTAGAAATATCACTCCCTGAAAACATAGACGATTATAAAGAAAGGATAATACTATGAACGAAAGTAATCAAGCAAAGTACGAGCTCGTAACTGAAAGGATAGCAGAATATATATTCGCAATTCAACACTACTCATTAACTGATGAAGAGGTAGAACAAATAGTAATTGATACTGCTAAACTAATCAAATATAAAGAACGCTTAAACGGCGAGGTCTTCTATGGCTAAATATACTATAGATACTACTTTTATAATCAAGGACTTAAATATGATTATAACATTAATAAATAATAATACATATAAAGGCGATAAATATAATAACGATTGCTTACTTTGGAAAGCTGGTACTAACAATAAAGGATACCCAGTAAAGAGAGTAGGTCAAAAAGTATATCAAGTTCATCGCTTAGTATATCAAGCTTATAATGCAAAAGAAAATATTGACAACATGCCTATCCACCATAAATGTGGTAATAGATTATGCGTTAATTTTAATCATTTACAAAAAGTCTCACAACGAGATAACATGGCAGAAATGCTACACAGATTATGGTATGAAAGAGAAATTGAAAGATTAAACGCCATAATAGCTTGTATAGATACAAGACAAAACGAAACTACTACGGATAATATAATAAACGAAAGGAAAAACGAAAATGCAAATACTATATCCAGCGCACTACATCAAGACAAATAGCAAAGAGGTTATAGACCCAGTAACAAAGTTAGCAGTAACATATTTAAGTTTTGTCGTAGCTGACAAAAACGCTCCTTATCTGTGGGCTTATTCAACAGATATAACGGATTTCCCTCAACCTAACTCTAATGTGATGTTTGAATGTACGGTTAGAGCTAAGAAAAATAAAGACGGATTTCCCGCATTGTCTGTACGAGTTAAATCAATAAAGGCACTGTAATATGAAGCGGTTAGTAGGTGTTGTAGGTGTTATTTTCTTTCTGACTATAGCACCTACTTCCGCGTCTGCTACCACAATAACTAACGAATGTGAAAACACATTCGGGCAAACAACAGATTGCCCTATATTTGTAACTTTTGATAATACAACTCCATTTTTTTCTTATGCAGTATCTTTAATAGATGAAAGACAATATAACATTTTATTAGCAATATTATTATTTATATTTATATTATTATTAGCTGACTTTATAACTAAGTATAGCAGACATTTTAATCTATATGGTGATAGAAGTAGTGGTATGTATAGATGATAGAAATATTTCTTATTCAAATATTAGGAGCTTTAATTTTAATTAAACTCTTCAGGTCAATTTATAAGTTCATGATTGTGTGGGCTAAATAATGTACGCACAAATACCATATGAAATAGACTTCACTGGCACAATAGAGGTCATCGCTTTATCAATAGCGGTCGGCGTCTTTCTTGGTTTTCTTCTGTCCGTATTTAATATGGCAGGGGAAAGATAAACAAAGGGAAGGAGGAGAACATGAACAATACATTAACAACCACACTGGAAGCAGTAGCTCAGTCAGTAGGAAGCGGTTTAATTGGTGCTGTTACTACAGCAATTCCAGTTATCGTGCCTTTCGCTGCAGTACTATTCGCAATCCGTTATGTAGTCGGTAAAATCGGACTACGCGCATAATATAAGACTAAAGGGGCATAGAGAGGATAATGATACAATGCTTAGTAAGAAATTAATTAAACACCGTAGGTTGCTGACCTATGCCCTTTTAGCATTTTTAACAACTTCTGCACTATCAATAGGAATAACACCACAAGCTAACGCTTCACCAGCTTACGATTGGCAACCAGATATACAACAAAAACTTAGCTCTAATCCAGCGCCTATTATTAATAAAAATTCAGATTTACCACAAGCTACAGTTAATAGTAATTACAAACCAGAACAAACTACAAATACAGGCGATAAGTTTTACCAAAGATGTTTTACAGAAAACGCTTGTACTTTAAGAGAATGGTTTTCTAACACTTGGAATAATAACAAAAAAATATTTTTTAGAATAACAAACCCAAACCCTGATTATAACCCAACTCCAGAAATCGATTTCAACCAGAAACCAATAACAAATCCAGCTGACACAAATCAAATTAAATATAATATTAAATTACCAGCAAACTTTCCTAACGGTATTCCAGCAAGTCCTTACAACATGCAAAGATGTCTTGTATTTATAGAACAAACACCAAACATTTTAGGTACTGCTTGTCAAGGTATTAACTGGATAGAGGGTGAGAGTTTTTTACCAGCAACTGATTTTTATTATAGCTTTAAAAATATTGGTTTTGGATCAGTAGGAGTAATTATAAAATCTTGTTTTAACACTTGTACTGTTGTTGCTTCTGCAACAATAGATAATCAGGGGCAGTTGCCACCTGGATTACAACCAGAACCTCAACCAGATTATGAAGAAGATAACGAACCAGCCAGAAGACTTAGAGTAGTTTTACAATGTAGAGATAGTAACGGAACAGTAACAGCTGTAACTAAATACTCTGATACTTATTTACATAGCCAAACCAAAACAGCACCTATAGATATGACTTGCCCTGCAAATACCCGAATAATTGAGTCTAAATTATATGAGGAAACTTATCATAATAATACATGGCAAAATAGTCCTGTAACTAATATTAACAATGAACCAGGCTTAATTGGTGTTGCAACTTACCCACCTGGAACTATTTCACCAGAAAACGAAGACGCTAATTGTGTTATTGGTAAAGATACATGCAAACCAGATATTGTTGTTCCTTCTGGTAATGGAGCTGTATCATGTTTTAACAATGCTTCTTTATGTCAAGATATAAACACACAAGTAATACAACCAATTAAAGAGGGTACTTATAATCCTCAAACTCAAACAAAATATACTTGTATATATAATGCTAAAGTAAAAGCAATGGAAGAATGTACTCCAATTTTTCCAGTAATATTAGCCGAGCAAGGTAATATTGGTAATAATATTCCAGGTAACTTTAAGAGTATTGAAGATGTTAAAAAATGTGCTCCTTCTGGATTACAAATACTAAACCCTTTGGGTTTTGTAGTTGGTTTAGGTTGTACCTTAGAAGTATTATTTATACCTTCTTCCAATAAGTTTATAGAAATAATACAACAAGCCTATATGACTGAAACACCACTTCCACAAATAAATACTTTATTAAGCAGTTTTATTTCTCCTATAACTTCTGCTAAAACTACATTAAATGGTAATTACTGTCAAGGTTTAGATATAGTACTTCCTTTAGAAATTACTGCTTGGGGAGCAACTCCTAATAAATCTACTACTATATTTTTATTTGGAGCTTGTGACGGCTTAGCTAAAAATGTATCTGATATTTGGTTACCTTTAGCTAATTCAGTAGTTTATGTATCAGGTTTTGTTATAGGATTAAACTTATACCTTAGAGCATGGGGATTATCTTTATTCTTTAAAGGTGGAACAGGGATAAAGGTAAATCCATGATAACAGAAAAAATAATGGAGTTCTTCGGTAACATAGTAGCTGGTTTAATATCTGCTTTACCCAATTTCGTTTTACCAAATTGGATAACTGCAGATGTTCCTAACTTCTGGATTTCTTTATTTCAAGATTTATTTAAACTCCAAAAATTCGTACCTGTAGAAGCTATATTTAATGTTGCAATATTTATTTTTGTAGCACAACTTGCTTATATAGGCACTAAGTTAGGTAGAATGTTATTATCTAATGTTACTGGTGGCGGTGGAGCAACCTAATGGAACTCTTAATCATACCTATCATTTTATTTATTATTATTAGAACAATAATAAGAAAAAACAAATCTACTAACATGGTTATACAACCATATAGATACGATATACAAAGTCGTAGGTCTAAACACTCCTGGAAGTTAGGTTTTTAAATGAATAAACATAACTTCTTCCATCCGTCGGACAAAATATCTGCAAGAGCAAGGCTCAGGCGTCGTTCTTACCCTATACACGCTTATCTTGGGACAGGAAACGGGTCAGGTAAGTCTTTAATGATGGTACATGACACTCTTCCGTCCTTAGAAAGCGGACGCTCTGTACTATCAACTGTCCGCTTATTAGATTATAAAAACCCTCGCCAATGCGAAGACCCTACTTGTACTTTTCCAGGACATCCAAACCATTTACAAGCTCACCCATTATATATTCCTTTCAAGGATTATCAGCAATTATTAGACGCAAGAGATTGCGATGTACTTATGGATGAAGTAACTGGTATTGCTTCTTCCAGAGAATATCAAAACATGCCAGTACAAGTAGCTAACTTTCTCGTGCAATTAAGAAGAAGAAATGTTGCACTTCGCTGGTCTTCTACAAACTGGGCGAGGTCAGATATAATTATTAGAGAAGTAACTCAAGCTGCTACTTTAGTTGTACCTCATTTTTCCAGAACAAGAAAATCAAAACCAGGAGAACCTCCTATACTATGGAAAGATAGATATCTATTTTTCTCAAGAACCTATGACGCTTCTTTAATGGATGATTTTGATGCAAGAAATGCTGATATGGGATTAATGAAACCCTTCGCTATTCAGTTATATTCTCGTAAAGGTGCTAATGCTATGAACGCTTATGAAACTCTTGACCCTGTATTATCTTTAGGCTGGGCTAATGAAGCTGGTATGTGTATGAATTGTGGTGGTCGTAGAACTATTCCAAAATGTGCTTGTTCTCATACTCACTCAATAGAACCTGCTGTTAATCATACGCCACTGGAGCGCACTGCGCTAAGTGGCGTAGATTTAAAACAGTTCTTTAAAAAGTCTTAGTAGCGTAGTTTTAATATTAAACCCTGTCTGTTGTTGTTTCTTTAAGAAATCAACAACACCGTTGTTTAATATTATCCTACCGTCAGACACCAACTACGGACACTAAAAACAATAAAAAATTATCTTGCATATAGTATATAAAAGAGATA